TCTCAACCAGAAGTCATATTGTATTTGGGGTTTAAATTTTTTATCCAAAATATCTCTCTTTCATCTAATTTTTCTTTTGGTATTTGAGTTTCTACTTCTTCTATGGTAAAATTAAAGCAACCATATTTCCTTATTGCTCTGTGGAGGTATGTTTGTGAGTTATATGAAGAGTTATAAAAATGCTCTTGTAATCTAACTTCTTTTGGTTTGGTTGTTTTTCCAATATAAAAATTACCATTCACTTGATTGACTATCTTGTATATAAGCATAGTTGAAAAGTATCGCCCTTTGATTATTTATACGATGAAAACAGACAGAACTGACTTTATCTGGACGGAACGGTATCGCCCAAAGACTATTGAAGATTGCATTCTCCCTGAGAATATTAAGAAGACGTTTAGTGACTTTCTAAATAAGGGTGAAATTCCAAATATGCTACTTGCTGGTCCTGCCGGATGTGGTAAGACTACAGTAGCAAAAGCACTATGTAATGAATTAGGGGTAGATTTTTATGTCATTAACGGATCCGACGAAGGTAGATTCCTTGATACTGTCAGAAACAATGCGAAGAACTTCGCTTCGACCGTCTCGCTTTCTTCAGATGCTAAACACAAAGTCATCATCATTGACGAAGCAGATAACACAACCAATGATGTACAACTCCTCCTGCGGGCTTTTACTGAGGAATTTAGTAGGAATTGCAGGTTCATCTTCACCTGTAACTACAAAAACAAAATCATTGAACCTCTCCACTCCCGATGTGCAGTCGTTGAATTTTCTATCACAAATAAAGATCGACCAAAAATTGCGTCACGATTCTTTAAGCGAGTATGCGAAATCCTGGTTAAAGAGAACATTAGATATGATGACAAAGTAATTGTAGAATTAGTTAATAAGCACTTTCCCGATTGGCGTAGAGTCCTCAACGAATGCCAGAGGTATTCTGTAAGTGGTGAAATAGATAGTGGAATTCTTGCATCTTTTTCTGACGTTGCGGTAAATGATCTCATCAAACATCTCAAAGATAAAAACTTTTCTGAAGTCCGAAAGTGGGTGGTCTCCAACCTGGATAACGACTCTTCTGTTATTCTCCGCAGGGTGTATGATTCACTTTATGAATCTTTGGTTCCTGCCAGTATTCCTGCTGCTGTTCTTGTTATTGCGAAATATTTGTATCAGGGAAGTTTTGTAGCAGACCAAGAGATTAATCTTCTTGCCTGTCTTACAGAAATAATGGTGGAGTGCGAGTTCCTATGAGACCTAAAACGAGAGAGGCAATGGAGATGCTTTTTACTGCTAAATGGAATCTTCCAAAGGCAGCGGAGTATTGTAATCTTACTCATAAGGAGTGTAAGATTGTATTTAATGAGTACTGTAATTTTCATCCTAAAACTTATGAAGTCCCTTAAAACTTGTTTACGTTACCCTGGAGGCAAATCCCGTGCTTGCGTCAAGATGGACCCATACTTTCCAGACCTACGAGACTATGATGAGTTTCGGGAACCATTTGTTGGCGGTGGAAGTGTTGCGATTCACATTACAAAGAAGTATCCACTCTTGGATATTTGGGTAAATGACCTCTATGAACCTTTGGTAAATTTCTGGCAGCAACTCCAGACATTTGGATATGATTTGAAGAGTGAATTGGTTGATCGTAAACTTGCTAATAATACTCCTGAACTTGCAAGAGAACTTTTTCTAAAATCCAAGGATCACATTAACGATAAAACTCAATCAAACTTTAATCGTGCTGTTGCGTTCTATATTGTCAATAAGTGTTCTTTTAGTGGACTCACGGAAAGTTCCTCATTTTCGCCACAGGCAAGTAACTCAAATTTCTCTTTGAGGGGAATATACAAATTGCCAGAATACTCTAAACTTATTGAGAAGTGGCGTATAACTAATTATTCCTATGATTATTTGATGGATGGAAACAAAGGTGCGTTTATGTATCTTGATCCTCCTTATGATATTAAGGATAATCTCTATGGGCGCAAAGGATCAATGCACAAAGGATTTGATCACGATAAGTTTGCTGCCGATTGCGATGCTAATGATATGGATCAGTTAGTGAGTTATAATTCTGATCAACTTGTAAAAGATAGGTTTAAGAACTGGAATGCTGCGGAGTTTGATTTAACTTATACAATGCGTTCAGTGGGTGAATATATGCGAGAACAGAAAGAACGAAAGGAACTTTTGCTATTTAATTATACTAAAAATCCCAAAATACAATTTAGTTTTGATGGGTGTTATAATTATGATAGATTGAAGAAAGAGGGATTAGTTGATGAGTGAACTTAAAGATTGGTTAAACTCAATCAATCAAACGAAGAAAAATCTAATTGATGAAGATCCTTCCTTGGAGAAGGATTATGCCCCATACATCATCAATCGTTGTTTCTCCGGG